CACATACCTTGATGTGTACGCTATTGATGTATTTTAGGTGGACATCACTCATTAAATACCAACTTTGAATTTCTCCCATTCGATGGCAGCCTTGATATTAAAGCCACGGCCCGTCAGGGATTTGATAATTGATTCTAGAAGCTCAATCTTTTCTTGTTGGATACCGATACGCAATGACATATCGATCACCTCTTGATCCGCCTCTATATAGTTATTCACGTCTGAACGGATGATTTTGCCCTGAGGTGGAAGTCTCCAACCCTTGGCATGTGTATCTTCCGTCGGTCCCATAGTAAAGAACTCGTTCTTGGCAAGCTTCAATTGCTTGAATTCAGCTTCATACTTACGGAGAACCAGACGTTCATTCGTAAAGATCTTAAAGTATTTGTGGTGGAGTTTGGGGATATTCAGTGCCTCGTTGCCAAGTTCTGAACGGTCTAGCTGGGAATCTTGTTCCCACAGTGCAAATATATCATCTATCTTCATAATAACCTTTATATCACGGTTTACGAATTAAGTACACCTATTTCGCGTCGTAAATAGCGAAAATCTACCGTGCACTCAACATAATTAACATCGGTATCCATTGTAGTAAACTGAAGGTCTGAGATATCAATAGGGAACAAATCATAGAACGTTGCTGACATATTGCCAAGCTTTCTGCTATTATTAATCACTAGTGTAGCATCTGAATAGAGACCATCATTACTGTTTTTTAAATTAGCATATTGTGTAAAGTTGGTCGGTGAACCAAGACCTTCCATCCAGTTATTAATCTCTAGGTAATCTGACATATCCTCATTGACACGAAATGTGATCGTCAACGGTGAATACACAATCTTTCCCGAGTTTGGAATAATCACAAAAGGTGTGGCAGTGTCTGTTGATGTCAGTGACATGCCAGGAAGACGAACTGTCTGTACATTAAAGTTAAGGTTCGGTGTACGAGACAAGACGAACTTAAAACTAAGTGGTGAAAGGAAGTTAGGATTGGTTGTCTTAGCCACTGTATATTACCTTTAAGCTGATATTATCATTATACACTGTTCTATTTATATTGTACATAAAAAAAGGAGGAGGACCTTTCGATCCCCCTCCCAGTTTGTGGTTGGTTACCCAACTCTTATGATTACATAAGGTTGTTAACAAGAACGCGACGGTAGTACTTGTTCGAATCTTGCTCAAGAGTTGCAGTCGAATCGGCTGCAGTTGTACCCTTAGCGAATGGATTCGGCGCCATGCCGTAACGTGTCTTAAAGCCAATCTTTGGTTGGAAGCTGTTTGGATCAACTGCACGTACCATTTGTAGTGGAACGTATGGGCAGTAGAACAGACCAGCGTCAAAGGCATTCGAACCCTTGTAGCCAACAACTAGGAAGTTGGTGCCTGCATATGGATCGATGTAAACCTTGATACGACCGTTAAGAACACCAGCAAAGGTGTTGCCTGTGTCGTCAACGTTCAGGTTGTTGCTGTTAAGAGCAGGGGCGTAGTCAAGAACACCAGCCATCTGAAGAGCAGACGCAACGTCTGACGAACAGATGATAATGTTACCCTTACCACGACGTGTTTGCTTAGCAATCTGGTTACATTCGCGTTCGATTTGGAACAGAAGACCTTTGAACTTTTCAACCGACCAACGACCGTTTGAGTCAGTGTCAAGATCGAAGATACCAGCAGTTGTAGTACCCTCAGTTGCACCGCGCTCTGCAGTGATGATGATCGAGCGAACAACTTCACGGTTGATTTCAGCAAGGATTTCACCCGAAAGGATGTTGCTGAGTTCTGTTTCAGCGTCAAGACCGTGAATTGCTTTCAGATCTTGTGCAAGTTCAAGCGAGTATTCAGCTTTAAGGGCACGTGTCTTTGCAGATACAGTAACCTTTTCGATGCTGAAGCCCATTTCTGGGAAGATGTAAGTGCTGTTCGAACCAAGCAATTCGCCTGTTCCAAGCAGAAGACCCATCGTATAGTTATACGTTGAGTTGCCGGCGTTGTTCGAAGAACCTGGAGCTGTGCCAACAGTGTTGGCACCAACAGCAGTTGCAGAAGCTGCACCGGTGTTAGCAGCATTAACACCAGCGCCAAGACGCGAAGCATGACCTGTGTTTGCTTCGTTGTAGAATGCTTCGGCGCCTAGTGACTCCGAGTTAGCATACTTTGCACGCATTGCGAAGATAAGGCCGGTTGGACCTGTCATTGGCTGAACGCCGCAGACATCGTATGCGATTAGGTTTGGCATCGAACGACGAACCAGTGAGATAAGCACTGGGTCAAAGTTTGAAACGTTACCAGCAACGTTTACTGGCGACTCGCCAAGTAGTTGCTGTGATTGACCGTTTTGTGCATCTTCGCGAAGAGCATTTTCGGTGTTTTCTAGAATTTGTGCAGTGACTGCGCGCTTGTGGGCAGACTCGATCGTTGGTAGATCGGCATGCTCAAGAACGGGCTTCCACTTATTTTGGACTTCCTCAGCTAACATTGTATTCTCCCTTTACCTTTTTGGTATCTTGGTTTTGGTATATTATTTATTAGTTCTTGAAATTGCAGCTGCATAGTGAGCCATATGAGCAGGAACCGGAGCAGCCTGTTCGGTCAGTTCTTCAGCTTCTTCAGCAATAACACCGGTTGAGACAACCTTCTTGCCTTCGGCAAAGTACTTGTCCTTGATGATGTTAAGCTTCTTGGCATAGGTTTCAGCATCGTTGAAATCAATACCTTCGGCAAGTGTACGAAGCTTTTCAACCTGAGTGGCTGCAAGACCTTCGCTAACTTCATCGAATGTAGCTTCTTGTGTGGCTTCATCGATAACAGCTTGAAGTTCAAGTGTAGTGTTGATCGACTCGTCAAGCTTTGCTTCGAGTTCTTGAATTTGTGCATGCAGTTCACCAAGAACGTCAATCTTTTCATCAGGAACGTTGATGTATGATTCTGCAAACAGGTTACGAAGACCTTCCATGAAGTTCTCAGCAATTTCAGAGCGAAGTGAAGACTCGATAGCAAGTTTGTTATCTTCAATCCACTGTTCAACAACATAGTCAAGATACTGATCGATCTTGGTTGTCATTTCTTCTTTAACTTCTTCTACTTGCTCAGAAAGTGCTTCAGCAAATTCTTCTTCAAGACGAACAGTTTCAAGATTCATACGAGCTGTAAGTGCAGCTTCGAAAAGTGTCGATGCACCTTCTTTAAATTCTTCAGTAAGATCTTCACCGCTGAACATAGCAGCGATATCTTCCTTAACAGCACCAAGAGTTGCACGTGGCATTTGGCCCATACCTGTTTTACCAGGAGCGGTTGCTGATGGTGTTAGAGCGGCTTCCTTGCCGATCTGAGCTAGCGCATCGTTAAGGAAGTGAGAAAGATCTTCACCCTTAAGTTGTGCTAGAAGTGATGTGAAAGTAGCAAGCTTTTCAACTGTGCTAGCGCCCGCGCCCGGCTTTAACGTATCCGAACCAGCTGATTCTTCGATATCGTTCTCAACGATTTCGTTTGTATCCATATCTGACATTGTACACTCCTTGTGAATTTTATTTATTTATATTAGATTAAGATTTGGAAATTTCGTTGAGAAAGTTCTCAAAGATCTGTAATTTACGTTCTTCCAGCTCACGTGATCTTACAGCAGATTCAACCTGCATCTTAGATTTATGAGCTACCAACATGCTATTTTCCCAGATCCATTCAACACCTTCCATGATGCCATTAACGAATGCATCAGGGGCTGAAGGATCGGCAACGATATCTGCAGCGGTTGCTAGATGGAAATCGTCTTGAACCTCGTTAATACCTTCTTTGTTGAGACGCAGAGATCCCATACCACGAGAAGATACACCAAGCTTAACACCAGACTCAATAAGACCACGAGCTGTATTGCCCATCGGTGTGTCTGTTAGTCTAGCTTTACCGATCCAGTTAAGACCTTCTTGACGTAGACTTGTGATTACGTGAGATACACGATCAAGATTGATCTGCGGGCCATCAGGGTGACCTAGTTCACCAAGAGCGCGACCAGACTTGACGTATGACTCGTTATAGCGTTCTACTTCTTTGGCAAGAGTTTCTACTGGGTACATACGACCATTACGGTTCTTGATGCCACCTTGCAGGAAGATGCCTTCGATGAACATGTTCTTCTTCCCGTCTTCACGGGCTTCGGTAACAACGGTTACATCTTCAGTAAGTTCAGTAATTAGTTTCATGTCTCTTACCTATTGTTATATTCTGAAATGAATGTGCCCTGCTTCTGAAGCTCAAGCATGCAATATGCATTAGATGAACCGACAAAGTTAACTACAAGGTTTGCAGTAGGGTTAATGTTCAGAGGCATACCGCAGCCAGCATATTCTTTTTGACCGGTTGAATCATATGTCGCAACTAGTGTTGCTCCACGGAAAACTTGAATGTGACCAGTTCCATCACAACCCCAAAAAGCTTGAGTAATATAAGCGCCCGAAAGGATCTCGTCACCAATAGCTACACATGTTGATGTGCCATTAACGTTTGTTGTCGTGCTATTACCAGACAATATAATATTGCCAGAGTTTGCAGCGGATACGTGAACAACAAACGATGTATTTTTTCTACTAGAAATTGATACAGCCATTATTCACCTCTATACGTGATAGCAAAGTCTAGCATTTGTTCTACACCTTCAGGTGTTGCACATGCTGTCATGAACTTTGTCTTGTTGTCTTCGTTGAGCTTCTCAAATACGTTTAACATAACTCTCTGATGTGATTCTGAGATATCGCTTAGACGATCTTGAAGGCGCTCTTCTTTGTTGAGTGGCTTACCACCGCGTTCAGCAGTCAACTTAGCAGCAATCGCCATTACTTGACGCTTCTTTGCCGATTTGCCGGCAAACTGCGGAGCATCAGACTTCTTGAAGTCTTTGATTACTGTCCCCATCGAAGCTTTCTTCATGTCGAGCTTTTCATCGACTTGCTCAGCTTCTTCAGCAACTTTCTTCTTACCACGAAGAAGTTTAAAGTCATGAGCATCGACCTTGCCATTCTTATTGGCATCGATCTTATGCTGACTGCCTTTTAGTTCTTCTTTGACACTACGATCATCTTTAACAACAGTAGCATTAGATCCGCCACGCATATTCGAAGTGCGCGCGCGCTTATCAGCAGATTCTTTATCTTGATGATAGCTAATTGATTGACCATTACGCATTACGTGATAGCCTTCATAGACTTTTTCGTCCTCACCAGGGTTATAGCCCTTGCGGTCCTTACGACGGTCGATGGTCTTGGTGCTGCCCTTAAAGACATCGTCACCATTTCCGTTACGGTCGGTAGTCTTGGCAGTAACGTGCTTGTCGATAAACTTTTGTTCATCGGCAGACTTTACCTTCAAGTAACCTTCTAGAAAATCCTTAAGCGTCTTCGCCATCGTCGTCCAGTCCTTCTAAATCTGAGTCATCAAATTGTAAATCTTCGTCTTCCAGGTCTAGATCGTCGACATCATCAAACTCGTCCTCATCGATGTCATCATCGAGATCGTCGTCTTGATCTTCTGGTTCTAACTCTTCTTCGTCTCCAGCATAGATACTCTGCGCTATACCTGTGCGCATAGAGTCTAAAGCTTCGAGAGCTTTTTGGCCCATAATGTCGTTAAATACCGAAGCAAACTTGGTTGGTTGTTGGTCCAGTCCGGAATCGATAAGATCTTCAATGTTTGGCATAATTTTTCTCCAATTTTCTTTTATTTATAATCAAGCAGGTTTCTTCACCACATCAGGAACAACAGGACCGAAGTCTGCATCCTTAGGTGGGTTTACAGCAGGTTCGCTAGGAGGAGTTCCAGCGTCATCTGGCTGCATGCCTGCACCAGGAACAGGTTGTCCATCAGGTCCTAGTTCTGGTTGGTTGTATTGTGGGTTATTTACTTCATCTGCAATTTGCTTATCAATCTCTTCCATATCTTCATCTGTCTGATAAAGAACGTTACGACGAATCCACTCGTGTGAGAAGTATTTGCTGGCGTAATCATCCACATCACGAAGCATCGATACACGGTCACGAAGGATCTCGGTGTTACGTAGTTCTGCAAAGTGATTGTCTTCGGCGTACTCAAACTTAAAGTTTGTCTTGAACTCTGCCCAATCTTCTGAAGTGATAACACCCTTAAGGATAAGCTGTTTCTCAAGGATTCTGGTAAACAGATCAGAGAAACGCATTCTTAGGCGAGTAATAAACTTGGCAAACTTGACTTCATCACGGGTGATTTCTGTAGCACGGCCGAAGCTATACTGAGCAGATGGATCCATACGACCAATAGGAACGTTCAATGACTTATAAAGTTTATTCTGAAAGTACGTAACGTCATCCATCTGACCAAGGTTCTGCCCGCCCGGGAGGGTAGTGATTTCTGTACCCTTGCCACCTTCACGACGTGGCAGCCAGAAATCCTCTAGCATGGTCATATGTTTGCGGTCATCACGGATCTCACCGGTAGCCGAGTCGTATACAACCTTATTCTTGAATCGTGTCATTACGTCACGAAGATATTGTTCAGCCTTCGGCTTAGGAAGGTTACCGACATCGATGTAAAAAATACGACGTTCAGGTGCACGTGAGATACGATAGATGACCAATGAGTCTTCCATCGCTTTCAACATGTTTAACGGCTTGATAGCTTTTTGCAGGTAACCAATAACAAGGTCACCGTTGACGTTTACAAGACCAGATGAGACATTGACAATAGAGTCTATAGCAATCTTAAGACCTTGTGCCCCGGTATCTTGGAAAGGAGCTACGTTATTAGGAACGCCGGCAGTCTTTGCAAAACCTTTTTCGTTATAAATGTAAAATTCGCTACTAGCTTGTGGAACGGTTACATTGGATGTAGTTGAAACTTTTCTTTTCTTGACGGTACGAACTTTACGGATCTTGCGCGGATCTACGTAACGAAGTTCTTTGATACCCTCACGAGGGTTAGTCTCATCGATCATAGCATGATAGATTAGACGCCCGTCAACGTACCACTTCTTAAAGATCTCGTACGCGTATTGGTTAAACTCTAGAAGGTCGACAACATTATCGAACTCTTCTTGAATTAACTTTTTAATTTTATCGGGTTGCTCAAGGTCATCTAGATTAAGACTGACGATCGATTTCTTAGGATCTGCTACGATAGCTTCGTTGACAATATCATCGATGGCCATCTCGACCTCTGGATGCATTGCAACTTCACGATACTTATTGACTAACTCTGCTTCTGTACGAACTGCACCGTCAAGATCAACGAATGTACCATAGACACCGCCTTCGGCCACAACCATTGCACCATCATCGGTAGCTTTGGGTGTGAACGAAGGAATGTCGATCGGTTCAACTTTTTTCTTGATTTCAAAACCAAATAATTCGGCCATGGGTTCTCCAATTTAAATAACAAAAAAATAAGGGGGATGGTTACCCCTTATTTATCAGGCGCCCCCGGCCCTATCTGTAGTTCCACCACTTACTGTCCAGTAGTCGTATGAGAACGTAACCTGGAATGATTCGATCTGGTCGGTATTTGCCCAATCCATTTCGATCGGTGAGATAACGCTTGGAAAGATTCCATCGAACTTATATTCACGGATTGGCGAACCATCCTTAGAATATTGAATTACAGTAGCGTTAGACTTATAACGATTGATTTCACGAACGTTACGCTCAAGACGGTTGATGCGGTTTGACCACTCTTCCATTGCGTTACGGATCAAGAAATCTTCATCATTAATAATCGTTACTGTCCAGTCACCGAATGTTCTGTCTCCGGCCAGCTTCATCTGACGGCCGAAGTAAAACACTGGAATCACACCGAGTTGTGATTCCGGAATCTGGGCAGCTTGAACCATAAATGGTGTCTTGAGATCTCCAGAAGCATTCGCAGGATTGTTGATACGCACCTGGAATAGATTCTGACGAGCACCACCGTAGACCAGTTGGCTTCTCATCTCATTAATATTAAAAGCCATTTGCTTTTCCTCCTAGTTTCTTTTATTTATTAGAACTGGCCAACAACTTCATTGAACTCTACACCCGAGCGTACAGCTACGAAGTTCAACTGGATGAAGTTGATGCTCTTAGCAGGCTTGATGTAGATGTCACCAACAAAGCGGTTTGTATCGATAACTTCTGGAGTATTGTTTGTTTCGTCACAAACAACACGGAAGTCAGTGATACCACGACGGCCTTGAACATCACGGAGGAATGGTTCAATCAGGTTAAGGAATTGCGCTCTTGTGAACTCGTCATTGAATTCGAAGAGCATCTGATTTGCAGCAGTAGCAATTGTCTTTTCTAGAACGATGAACAGACGACGTACGTTGATACGATCGAATGCGCTTGGACGGCCGAGTGCCGTCTTATCACCGAACAGAACTGTTCCTTGACCTGGTTGTGTAATTACTGGGTTAACGTCATTCTTGTACAGAAGATCACGATCTGTCTTGCTTGGGCTGTATGCCAGCTTGACAAGGTTCTTGATCTGACCGCGGTTATAACCAGCAGGCGAGAACCAAGGATCACGAAGATCGTCTGAACGAGCAGTTAGACCTGCAATGTCACCGTTTAGTGGAACGTAGCGATATACATCGTTGTACTTGTCGTACTGGTACTTGTAACCAGAATCGATGAATGCATACGAGCTGTTACGTACATTCTGACGGAATGTTACGATGTTTGAAGCTTGTACGCCTTCGGTATTTGCTCCAACAACATCATTCTTATCAGGTGAAATAAACACAACACAATCTTTACGAACATCTGCGATATTATCGATGAGATAGTTAGCAAGTTGTGCACCATTCGACTGTCCTGTTGCCTTACCAGCCATAATCAGCGATACGTCAACCGATGATGCATCAGCAAAGAGGTCATATGCATTTGCAAGAGCAGCTACAGTAGCATTACTTTCTGTTATACCATCGCGTCCACCGATGAATGATTCGGAAAATGGAAGTGAAGTTGTTGAGTTTGCAAGCAATGCAGCAGTGTTAGTTGTAGCTTCAGCGCGGTCGTTGGTTGCCCATACGTAACGTGAGTTATCATTGATAACAGTCTTGTAGAAGGCAGTTGTACCATCTTCACCGATTGCATCTGTAGCACGTGATAGATTCTCGTAAACTTCAAGAACTGTTCCTGGAGTTCCGCTGAACATACCATCTTCATCTACAACCACAGCACTTACCTGATCGACTGTAGTTAGACCACGATCTGAAAGATAGCGTGATGTTCCTGGTACTGATGAAACAGTATTATAGAATTCCCATTTGCGAGTAATTGTGTTCGCTGAGAAGTTAGAAGCACGATTCCAAGTATCTTCAAACGTAATATCAAAATATGCAAGACTTAAAGTGTCTTCAGATGTTGCTGCCGGAAGCGATTTGATTTTCAGTGTCTGAGTACCAACTGTGGTATTACCAAGTTCAATGTAATCGCCAACAGAAAGTGACTCAAGAATAATATTAGCAGCTGTTTTGGCTTCAGCATATGTAAGGTTACCACCACCAGCACCTGGTTCAATCCACGTAAGAACGACGTTAGCAACGCTTGAGTTCACATTGATGCTAATAGCAGCATTTGCAAGCTGATTTAGTTTAAAACCATCATCAACGGCACTAGTAGCCGGCCCGGCGGCTAAACCACCAACGCTGTTTCCACTGAACATATTGATCGTACGATCGTATTGAGCCGCCGAATCACACATTGAAACACGGAGTGAGTTGCCAAGATCACCTGGATAACGAGCTACAAATTGCGTATTTACAAACGTAGCATTTGCTGGACCTTTATCTTCAAAATCATCCGCATTCTTGACAATGCAATTTGCAAGAGCAACAACACCGCTATTAGCAACAGCATTAAAAGCAAGAGTATTTGCAAAGAAGTTGAGTTGAGCATCAGTTGAAGATGTAGCATTAGCAGATAGAACAACAGTTGTATTTGATGCACCTGTTGAAGTTGCGGAAACTACAAACGTTCCTGTAGGAATGCCTGCACCGAAGACTGCATGACCAGCAGCAACACCATAAGTATTGCCAGTTAGAATAACTGTAGTATTGCTATTCAGGTTTGCAGAAGCCGCGGCAACTGTATTCGAGAAACCAGTTGTTACAGCAGCACGACTTACATAAAGAGCATTACCATATGCAAGGAAGTTAGCAGCAGTATAAAATGTTTCGTAGTTGTTATTTGTAGGCATACCGTAACGGGTTGCCAGAGTATTTTCTGAATCTACAAGAATGAACTTGCCGACAGGACCCCAACGAAATACTCCACCAATAGCACCAACAGTGGTTGCTAAAGCTGGAATAGTTGTTGTAAGATCAATCTCGGAAACGTTAATTCCAGGGCTGACTTGAAACGCCATTGTAATCTCCCTTAATCGAAGGTGTTTAACCAGTTACTTTTTCTTTTATTTATAATTTAACCAGATTACGCAAATAGGCCCTTAAACTCGGGATTCCATTGTTGAGACATGTCAATGACCTCAATTGCGTTAGGATCTTCTAGTTCTCTTCCATTGTCCATGAAGAATGAGAACATTTCATTATCAAGATCTTCGTCTGTTCTATTTCTTAGTCTTAGAAGCGTATTAATATCTGTGAAGTCTTTGAAATATTGTTGGTTTGACATCCAAGCAAACAATACCAATGCCATGACAAGATCGTCATGTGCACCAGGTTCCGCTTCATATGATGCGTTCTTCTTTGAGAATCTGGATAGTTCGTATATAGTATCATGATCGTTAATAATCAACTGGTACTGTTCAATGAGCAATTTAAGTAATGAGCAACCAATTGTCTTAGTCACAGCAGTTTGTTTTAGTCCACGTTCTGCGGTTTTACTAAACCCGGCAGAGATTCTTTTACCCTTTGGACCTGCCTTCTCAGTAAAGATCAGGTTGTCAGACTCGTAATCAATGTACAGTGCATCAGCAACAGTGGTTCCGATATCATTTATTTCAACAAGGATTACAGCATTATTATATTGCAGCGACGTCTGGTGAATAGTTTGTGTATACTCGGCAGGAGGGGTAACATTGCTCTTATAGACGCAAACCTGATTATACGGCATCTGTGTGACATCGATAACCTGGAATGCAGAATAGTCAAGTCCTTTACCGTGAGACACATCACATGTCATAACATAACGGTGATCCTTCTCAGGAAGGAAATACGTAGTCAACCCATCGGTTGATGACAGTGGACGTTGTGCAGTAAGCGTCTTAAGTACAGCACCGGAGATTAGTGTACCAGATGAACCAAGCCATGCACACTCAAATTCCTGAGCAAACTTTTCATAATCAAAGTCCATAGCACCAAGCGTTTCTTGTTTCCATGCCTCATCACGGCCGGGAACCATCTGCCAAGGAACCTCGACATACTGGTAACCGTTAGTGCCTTCCTTGGCACCGGTACAGGTCTTGTAGAAGTGATTCAGACCATTCGGAGTTGATGTGAATAGAATCTTAGTTGTTTCACCAGATGAAATGGTTGGGAAAACCGAAGCAAAGAACTCGTCCCAGTTCTCAACAAACGCAGCTTCATCGATGTACAGTAGCGAGATAGACTTACCACGAATAGCCGATGAACTTGTCGCTGCTGCAATAACCTTACAGCCGTTCTCAAGTTCGATCGACCCCTTGTTCCATTCGACAACACCCTGTTGTAACCAGTCAGGAAGGGATTCGTACGATAACTTTACACGATCCAAGATTTCTCGTGCCGCATCACCCTTGTTAGCAAGTAGAGCTACGGTCTTGTGCTCATTAAAGAGAATATAGTGTAATATAACCGCAGCCGCTGTAGTAGTCTTACCAGCCTGGCGACTGGTGACCACCGTAACACGACGGTTGTTAGTGAGTTTATCAATGATTTCTTTTTGGTAGTCATAAAGTACAATCGGTATTAGGCCACGATCAACGTGAACAATTTTAATATAACGTTCGGCAAAATAGATCGGATCGTCGGCACATCTAAGCCACTCCTCGACCTGCTCTGCAGTCCACTCAATCTTTTTTCTGGCCTTCTTGAGAAGAGGGTTGCCGTTGTATCCCTTATCAAAAGCCTTTTTAAGCTTATCAAGCATCGTCGCTATTATTTCTTCTTTGATCGATCATCTTTTGAAGTTCGGCAGTAGATCCGACAAAGAGATTATTAGTTACCTGTTGGTTGTTTGCCTCTGGTTCTGTCTCAAGAAGTTTTTTCTTCTTGGCCTGAAGATCTAAAAGATCCTTATTGGCACCAACCAGAGTATTCATCATGGTTGAAAGCACTTCATATGCTCTAGGATGTTGTGACTGTCTGGCCACATCCATCAGATCAAACAATGCTTCTTGTCCTTTGCCGATTACATCCATGAGATTCTCACGGGCATAGTCGAAGTCATTTTGTATTGTAGGATCTTCTGGTTTGTTTTGTACCATTGGAAGAAACTGTCTAGTGTCATCCGGTTGGATGTTTAAAATGCTATTTAACTTTTTCATTACACATTACTTTCGAACTCATGAACAAATCCATAGTTATCTGTTGCTTCAATTAATGTCCAGTTAATAGACGCAGCACCGTTAGATGTTGGTTCACCGTTTGCGGTAAGGCCAGGATAAACATGAACGGTCTCCGTAGCCGAGGTATTTGTGGTATTAGCCGTTATGACATCTGATGTCGGTCTGAAGTTGACGTCAACATATTTAATGACTCCGCCATCAAGACCAGAACCTGAACCGATTCTCTTAGATGGACCGAACACATAACCTTTTAGCGTAAAGTCTAGCGTCCAGATAATGGCACGTCTTGTTTGAAATTCGCCTTCGTACGTATCCTCTGAAGAAACACTATTCAAGATGATCGGAATATCCCACGGATCGTCTTCCATGTCAGGAATAAGGTGAACCGATGCTGTCCACTCTGGAGTGAAGTATGGTAGGATCTGTTCAACAATCTTTGTTCCATCGTCTGCATTCTTGACCAAGATGGATAACTGGAATGTAATATTATACGGCACCGGTTGATATTGATATTTGTTATCCTTAACCTTACGGTTTAGGGTATTCAACTTTCGTTCTGAATCGTATTGAAACGATGTCATCTCAAATGCAATGCGAGGAACCGTCATAGCAATCTTATTGTCTAGATCCGGGTTACCTTCAAGGCGAGCAAGATACTTTTCTTTTGGACCATATGATAACGGAACTTTAAGCGTTTGTATAGTTTTTCCGGTATTATCGTGGCGATTAATATAGATGTTATTAAACAACGTTCCGAATAGGATAACGTATTTTCTTAAAATATCATGTGAGAATGTACTACCAAACATTATACTTCGCCTTCTGAGAATGGATCTACCTGGCTCCAATCGAGAATTTCTTCGCCTTCCAACTGGAATTCTGAATTGTCCTCTAACGCATCTATTGTTTGTTGTTCTAAACTATAACTACCCTGGATAATCTCGTATCCATCGTTGTCTGTTATAAAATAGTTATCGTTTGTAAGGATTCCCCAGATTCCCAGATCAAGACTGCGTTCTTGCTCGATATTATCGATTGCAGCAATGCCAGTTCTAAGACGTTCGGAACTGTACTCGTACATCTCACACGAGAGATCGTACATTTGAATCGCGCCCATCTGATACCAGACTGCATTCTTGTTCACATATTTAATAATAAGGATACGATCAATCATTGGAACGTAAATAAGATCGCCTTCTTGTGGGCGATCGATCATTGCATCGTTACCGATTTCATTCATAAAGTTACGAACAGATACCGTAAGAGTTACTTGATCTCTGATTTCTAGGTTAAACTTAGATAGGAACGAACCATCACCTTCATACGAGTCGTAACTCTTGATGTATAGGTCTATCTGATAGGCACTATTATATTCAGATAGCGAATCCTCGCCATAGATGTCATCTTTGGCTACAAGTGTTCTAGGACAATAAAACATGTCATGGCCATAGATCTTAATAGACTCTAGGACTAGATCTTCTATTAATAGCTGCTCTTGGCTATTTGTAAAGTTATTGAAATAGAAATTTGTTGACACAGATTATCCGATCATATCCAAGACAGGAAGAGAGTAACCAGAGATCATCTCTTGTTCCATCTTAGTGATTTCATCAACAGCATCGTTGTAGATCTTCTCGCCATTGAACTGTACGCCACCAGGCAGATTCATACCGGTGAACTTAGTCAGGTTTGATCCCCATTGTCTCTTGATAAGAGACGTAGCATAGTTCTGAAGCCAGCGGTCATTCCATGCATCATTGTATAAGACCGGATCTACAACTTCATAAGCCTCTACAAGAAGAAATGATCCGACTGCTAGGTTGCCCCAGTCGGTATCAACATATAATCTGTTTTTATGACGTGTATATCTGATAGGCACCTTACCGACTAGCAACTCGGTTAATAGTGCTAGGTGTTCCATAACCATATAGTATGGAACAACCGAGACGTTTGTCAGGGTATAAAGATCGTTCAGAGCGATCTGATAACGGATATTAAAGAGGTCATCTGCACGAACCGAAGGATCACCGATTGAAAAGACACTAACTGCACCAATGATATTTTCTGGCAGCGTGATGTACTTATTGGTAACATCTGTTTCAGTCACAGCATGCTTGTAATAGATCTTGTCTGAACCATCAAAGTGATAATCGTAGTAGTAACGAAGAGCCTCGTCAATACGATCATCAACCTGATCATCATCGACGTTGATCTCGATTACTGGCTTGCCTAGTTTGCGTAAGCAATATTCTTTGAACTCAGATTTTGTTGTTGGCGCAGCCATAGTAACCTCTTTTCATTCTATTTATGCTCTAGTTATTTATATAGCTTATAAATACAAACATCATATAGTACACGTGAGGATATTATGAACTTAGATCTAATGATTATTGACAATTTTTATAACAACCCGGATGCAGTCAGAGCGGCTGCTCTTACATTAGAGTTCGATGTTATCGGCAGCTATCCCGGCAAAAGAACTGTTCCATTCTTGACAGAAGACGTAAAGTCATCCATCCAACATTGGATGAATCCAGTAGGCAATATTACAACCTGGCATGAATATTCTGGTTATAGCGGAGCTTTCCAGTATACAACGGCATTTGATAGAACATGGATCCATTGTGACCATACTAGTATGTGGGCTGGAGTGTGTTACCTGTCACCTGATGCTCCACACACGGCCGGGACCGGAATGTTCAGACACAAAGAAACCGGAGAATATCGAGCACCCCACAATGAACATGAGTCGTATGACTATACTAAATGGGATAAGATCGATATAGTAGGTAATAAGTACAACCGTTTAGTCATTTATCGTGGTGACCTATTCCATGCAAGCCTTGACTATTTTGGTAAAGATCTTTATGATGGACGTCTTTTCCAGACGTTTTTCTTTGACACGGAGTAAGTATGATGAAAGTTTGTAAAGTATTATGGTCGACTAATCGCCTTGAATACCTAATTCCTACCCTGAAGTCACAAAGAAGTATGCTAGATTTTACTGGGTGTGAAGTAGAAGGAATCTTTATTGATGACATGCCAAAAGGTCGTCATGACGGTACATTATTTGAATTAGTAAAAAGCTTTGGTTATACTGATATTATACTCAGACCTGAGAATTTAGGTCTTCCTCAGACATGGCGTACGACGTTTGAACTTTTAAAGCAAAAAGATTGTGACTATGTGTACCTATCAGAGGATGATGTCACATTTACCCAACCTATTAAGATGCTTGACATGATCGAAATCGCGTCAAACAATCCGATGTTTTCTCAGGTATGTTTGACAAGACAGAAGTGGTATGAATACGAGGAAGAAACACAAGCCCTAGAAGATGATATATTACTAGGAAACTACAGAGGTGAGTTATCAGAAGCTTATTTCTGGAGTCTGTCGAGTATCTTCCGGAGAGATCTCGTAGATATCAACCATACGGATATTGTCGGAGAAAAGAATCTTAGCGAATATGTGGTTGCTAAATCTCTGCAGTCACTTGGTATGAAGACATGTAAGTTAAAGTCTTCAGACGGAAGCAATATAGTCAATCATATCGGCGATTATAGTGTTGGTAAAAGAGCTGAACCGGGTGATCCTCGGTACGATGATTTTAAGATGTATGATCCTGAAACCAAATACAGTTCTAAAAATGGCCGCAAATGGGCCTAATTTTTGTATGTACAACAATCAATAATTGTGTTATAATGACTTATGTCCTAATGAATAGTCATTCAGATATCTAGTTACAGTATAAATATGGTAGAATGCAGTTCATAGGAGTAAGTATGTCAAACTTAGTAAAAATTGACGATGTTCGTATATATTTCGGAGTTACAACTCCCGAAGCACTTCAGGCTATATTTGACTGCAAGCAGATCTTGGATGATAACAACATACCGTATGCTAATCTTATATATCCAGATGTAAATGTGTACCCCGAGGTATTTGAAAACCTAAGTACATGGGCATTTGGTACAGACTTCACTCAGTATACATTCACCGACTTTCCTATCATAACATGGAAAGAATACTACGATAACTACGAAGTATGCGATCAAGTAGCAACCTCAGTTGAAATGCTCGAAGCTAGCAGCATGCTCGAATTCAAAGAACTAGTAGAGTAACTTCTTCGGTCTGTTAACAAAATCACCCAGCTTTATAAATGCTAGCTTAGCATCACCGCTGATTGTATATTCATAGTCTCTAGGGGCTATATAATAGAGTGCTTTGACATCTGCTTCTTCAAATGTGAACATTCCGAGTATGTTGTATACACCGGTATTAGGGGGCACAACAATGTCTCCTTTTAACCTCTTATACTCTGCAACAAATGGTTGGTAGCTAGAGAAGCAAAGCCATACACTATCGCCAACATAATACTCGATTGTTGGATACGTTAAATGTACATTTGTATTGACATATGTCTCACCTGTAACAACTCCCGACAGCTCGTTGTTATCAGCACGATGTTCTCTCATCTCGCCTCTATAGAGATATGTGAAGAATAAGTTCTTTTCGTAATCTCCTGTGTCGGGTATCCAGTGCTTAAAATCACCATCTCTTCTGGCGCAAATGTGAACCGTGAAACCTGTGTACTTGATTTGCAAGAGAGCTGATTTCATATCTCAAACCTCTTTGGTCTGACCTTTGCGCTCAGTACACCATCTTCTTGTATCTGTTTATAGTATGCAAGAGCTTCAATAGTATTGAGCGTCACATCAAATGTAGCTCTAAAAGCCTCCGATGCGGTTAAGTCTTGAATGGTGATTGTGTTTGTTTTTACAATATAATCTCGGAACTCAGCAGGTATGTTTTCCAATACCTCTGCTTCTAGCTCGTCAAGAAAACTATCCGGTATATTTTGATTGAACTCGGCTCTGCCAATTTGCTCAAACTGATTTACCTTTTCCTTCGTGATTGATTCGACGTTTTCCATACCAAAGAACGACAGTAGCTTATTGAACTGGGTTAGATCCAGTATCTGATCCAACGAAGTCTCGTATATCTTACAACCAGCTTGCTTTAGGATCGGTGCATAGTGTCTGATTCTACGCTCAGTGTCTAAACACCACCAATAGCATAGCTGATAGTTATGAGCTGTTTCCCAATCCTTGTATGGCAATACGCTAGGTTCATCTGGCCCACTGTACCAACCTCTGATCAGTTCATGGCGACCTGGGATCCACTTTAAGTTAAACATACTCAATGCGACTTCACGCATAGGTCTTCTTAGCACTATGATGTTAGGAGTGATACCCTGATCGAGGAAGTGCTCAATGAAACCTTCTCCTACCATATGTCCTGTATGAACACAGTGGGTTTGTGGTTTTGAATTAAAGAACTCAATTTTGTTTTTTACAAAGGCTTTGCCTATAGAAGGATCTTGTAAGTTGGCAACTCTTACAGTATGGAAGCCAGGATCTCCTTCGTGTTCGGCATACACATCTGGAACAGTTGACATAAGAGTTGCCAACTTGTTTGTACCAGAGCGTCCTGCAGACAACATTAAGGTGATTGTCTTCATCTTGCCCTTGCTAGAAAGTGCATATGGCTGTTATTGTATACTTCGTTTCTGTCGAGCGGCAGTATCTCGGTTGTAGAGGCATTATACATCATCACTTCTACTTCAGGAATAGTTTCGAGCTTTGCCCACAACTTGCCAGTGAATTTGGTATGGGTTCTGTCTGAAACAAGTATTTTCTTCTCTTGGAGAATATGATACAGGTATATTTCGCGACCGATACCTTTGCCCATCAGCTCATCTTTGACATGAAACTCATGTCCTCGAGCCATTGACTGCTTAAAGACCATCAGCCAGTTATAGGCTACAAGGGTGTCTCCATCGAACAAGCCATAGTAGGATGAGCATTTGTCATCACATCTCTTGAATGTGTAGCCTTGAATCTCACCTATTGTGACAGTGTTCTCTCCGAACAGTCTTTTGCAATACTCGAAGTCTCTAAAATCATCAATCAACCACATATAGACACTTTCCCATTGCTCATAATCCACGCACTTGTATCCTGTGGAATACTTATAGTGACCACCTCACCCTTTACGACTTTCTTAGGGTTCAGTATCTGACTTGGGTGGCCTGCTTTTCGAATGAGTTTATCCTTATGCATGATAGCCATATCCCACTTGATAGCCGTCAGCCATCCGTCCTCAATTACTTTAAGTTGGAGTGTCTTCGGCCTCTCTTCTAGTGCATGCTCCAAAGTGTAGTCGAGGTAAGCAAGTCTAACAGGCTCAGTTAATGCTTCATGCACCGCAAACTCTTTGACAATATCGCCAATAGCTCTTGGCATCAGAGAGGACATCAGAAACTTCTTATAGTAGAAGTTGTCTGGATTACGTAGATAGTTTAAGGTGATACCACTGTCTTCTTCTACAAGAGAGATGTCATCATACAGACCCTGTGCGTTGATAGTACCAAACCCACAACCAGTCCCTGTATACTCTACATGATCAGGAGCAAGGATTGTATTCTCATGTCCGAACTTCTCAACACACTTCTTGAAGCTAGTTTGCTGGCCATCGTTGAACCAGGGCTCATGGACATAGATCATACCTAAAATAACGTCGAACGTTTCCCCGTTAAGATCTAGATCTTTGAAGTCTTGTTGGATGAACTCTACGTCAACATTGTTTTCTTTTGCAATCTCGCGAGCTATGTTTACGTTGCCATGGTCGACACCAACAACTCTAGTGGCCCCCATCTTGGCAGCCATAATAGCTAGATTACCTAGCGCGCCAGTGCCTAGGTCCAATACAGACATCCCAGGTTTGATAATACCACTCATAATCTCTCTGAGGGATATCGTTCTATCTCGAGTTTCTTTGAGTAGATAAAAGTGTTCGTAAGGACTATTGCCAATTGCTTCGTCTAGCATAAAACCTCTATTTGAATGGGGGACCAATAAACCACATGATCAGGGCTTTTCTCTCTCCTGATATCAGTGGGGTCACTTGGTGTGGCACATAGCCTGGGATACTATAAAACGTTCCTTTGCCTTTTGGAACCTTGCGAAGGCCTTGGTCGGTCATCACCTCAATGTCACAACCCTCATACTCTGACGGATCTGATAGCTGTAGGACCACAACCATTTTACGTACCAGGTTAGACGCGACACTCTTCGAATGTTCTTTTTTGTCCGTATGCCACCCTACGTGGCGCCCAGGCGCATCGTACTTCGAATAGAGGACACCTTGTGGTAGCGCTGACGTTATATTGAAGCCAAAGTAACTATCGTTTATCTGCTTTGCATATTCACCGAATCTATTGAATATGAATTGTCTTTCTAAATCTTTTTTAATAAAGCAACAGAAACCATCATATGAAAGATTAGACACTTCCGTGTCTGTCAGATCTGGTGCACCATCTATAGCAATTCTTTCTTCGCACAGCCCCGTAAGTTTTAACATCTCATCAGCTGTAAACATATTATCGCCTGTAACTATATCATCAACTAGTTGCATACATTGTTCATTAATATAGTTGCAACATCAGGGTCTCTACAAACAACCATTCTGTTTTTGAGAAGAGCTCTTACGCCACTTGTGTTATAGTTGAAGCATGTGAATATAACAGGCTTACCACCTTCATAAACAGCTTTTGCTAGTTCTATCGCATACAGATAGTCCTGATCAGTATGTCTTTCGACATGAATATGCATTATGATGTTATCAATCTCTTCTGATCGTTGAAGTATTTTCATAACTTCTACAGCGTCTTTTGTAAACCCTGCCGAGCTTCCTACCATGTCGATTGGATTAGCAGCTGTGGATTCTTTTGATAACACACTCTCTATTTCTGATACAAGCTGTTCAGATGGCTCATCAATCAGCAAGCTGTTGAACTCAGCCGATGTTGATAGCATGACTCCATATCCGCCCGTATCGGTTACCAGCATTGTTCTTTTTCCAGCTGATCTAGGTTGATCAGAATTCATATACTGAATTACAGCCGTAAAGTCCATCATGTTTCTTGCAACATTCAATGCAATAGAAAGATTGGAACCTGTATGACGCTTTGCTGCTCTAATAGCGGCAGGTGTTGCCCATGGAACATATAAGACTAGAGGCTTGGATAGTGTTTGGATATACTCGAAAGGGATCTTGTCTACGTCTTCGTAATACATGGCAATGATTTCAGTATGGATATCATTATCAAAACTTTGAATAATATCTTTGAGGTCTACACCGTTCTGATTGCCTACAGTAATAACACGAGAGAACCCCATGCCAGTAGGTTTTAGTCTTTCTGCAAGGTCGACAACTAGACCACCGCTCTGAGAAATCACTCCTACATTACCAGGTACGAACTCTCCTAATGGAAGACAATCTATTGGTGTGTTAGCATCCCATATACCTGCACAGTTGGGGCCAATGAACACTGTGCCGTTTGACTTGGCTTTATCTACTATACGCTGCTCGAGTTCGCCATTGCCTTTTTCACTAAAACCTGCAGTTATGCAGATAATAGCTTTAGTGTTTATTTCTAATAGTTGATCGACAACAGGTTCTACCTCATCGACTGCTACACATATAACAGCCAAGTCTAAAGCTTTGGGCAAGTCTTTTATGGATTTGTTCTTGTCTACAAGATACACAGATCTCTTGTCTTTGTGTTTCAAAAGACCGTCAGCTATCCAATTACCCCATTTGTCGGGGTTGTTGGATGCTCCTATAACTGCAACAGTTGAAGGGTTAAAAATAAAGTCAATCATAATATATCACCAAAAAATTATGTATATGCGAAGTATATCTTCCCATCACCACCAGCGGCACCAGCATTGCCTCCGTACCCACCGTTGCCACCAGCGGATCCAGTATTATAGCTACCACCAAGTCCAGCTCCACCAGCGGCTGCCCCAGCGGTGGTTCCAGTTGCTCCAGCATTCCCTGTTGTATTAACAACCGTTCCACCAGACGCCGATCCACCACCACCACCAGTGCCAGCAGTGCCAGACGCACCCCCGCCACCACCACCGGCGGACATAGATGTAAGCGCTATCGACCCACTTGTTACTGTAGATGCGCCACCCGCGACACCAGAAGTGTTATAAGCGCCTCCTGATCCTGCGCCACCCACAGTGTATGTAAATGTACGACCATTGGCTTTAACTGCTATGGAGGTGCGAGCAAGGCCCCCAGAGCCTCCGCCACCACCACTATATAGTGTACCGCCTTTACCGAAAACAAGACCACCACCACCGCCACCCGAAGCACCAATAGCTTCAATCACAACTAACTGGGCTCCAGCTGGAATAGTCTCAGTGGCCCCAGAAGCTGCAGATGTGTAGTTTCTATTGGTTGCAACGAACTTAGTAGCACCGTAGAAGTTACTAAAGCTGATTGTACCAGATGTAGGGATTACTACATCAGATGAGTTATATGTACCTGACGGCACATTAGAACCTCCGGAATAATATTCATTTAGTCCGATAGGGTTGCTACCGCCAAATTCAGTTTGAATTTGAGCTAATGTAATTGCCCCGGAGGTCTGCAGAGTCATTTATTAGCCTTGCGGTTGACCCAGCTGTGCTTGAGCCTGTTGGAAGAGTTTCTTCAAGATAGGATCGACCACGCGGTGTGGAAGTTCTTGTAGTCCGCCCATGATAACGTTAAGTTCATTCACATTAACAGTGAGTGTCACGTCAGGGGCTTGTTGAGCCTGTGCTTGTTGGTTTTCATCAAGCATCGGGTCTAGTTCTGGATTAGTAGCCATGATATATTCTCCTTGAATTATGTATTGGCAGTTGGGGTTGTATTAGAAGAAACAGTGTTAGACACTGTTGGGGTTGGTACTGTATTAGCACCTGGTTCTGCCCACGGTAAAGCATCAGATTGTACTTCAATCGTAGGACGAACAATAGCATCGATCTGCTTTTGGATTTGCTCATCGATGTGAGCCTTATATCCAGGATTGTTATTTACTATGTCTTGAATCCAACCAAGAACCTGAGTCTCAGTCAGATTTTCGTATGTAGTAAAGTCATCCGGATCTACTTGATCTGGTTCGAACGGCGTTGCACCACTGAACGTACCAGAATTATCATCTTCATCGGTACCAGTGCATTCCCAGTACGTTTGAACAATAATGTCATTGAGTTCTGCAGAAGGATCATCTTGCTTCTTCAGACTTCTAATTTTCCATGTATATGTAAGTGCCATTTATTTATCCTCTTTGAGTGAGATGATTTCTTGTTGTAGTTTATTTATACTAGTTTGTTGTTCCTTGATTGCTTCAATCAGGAGCCCGACTATATTACCATAGTCAACTGATTTAATTCCATCGGCATCTTCACGAACGACTTCCGGAAGGATTGCTTCGACTTCTTGAGCAACCACACCAATCTTGCGCTTCTCTTTATCTTCTTCTTTGATGCGATCATCAGTACGATAGTATGTTACACCACGAAGAGCAAGAGTCTTTTCAAGGGCATTCTTGATAGTATATATGTCACGCTTGATTCGTACATCTGAGTAAGCTGTGATGTTGTCTGAAGCAGTGATACCACCATATACGTAAAGACCGCGTGATCCTGCTTCACCAATCGCAACGTTAGTACCTGCGGCAGCTCTAATCATTGGCGCTCCGGTTGGCGTGTCCCATACCTGCCAGACACCACCAGTTGCAACGTCAAAAGAACACTCAGCACTAGCTGGAACGAGGATATTTACCGCGTTGTTCCAAGTAATATCATTGCGCCATGTTTGTGCACCAAGACTTACAGTGTTTAAAACTGAAGTACCATCTGGATCAACGTATCGCTCAGTATTATTGCTATCAATAAATTGTGTAGCATATAGTGTCGATCCGTAATTATTTCCATAAAGTGCAAACCGTGACCATGCGGCGGTGCCGCTATTATTAACGGACCTATAGAACGGATTATTGCTAAAGAAGTCAGCTGCAATTTGCATTGAAAAGTAGTTGCCATTATTACTGTGTGTAGCAGCAATCATATGCATCCAGCTGCCGTTGTATGGCCAGCCCTCAGCTGTAGTAACTGTATCGTGCTCGTAGAAACCTGAATCTAATCGAGTTGTGATGTCAGCTCTATTAACACTATCATCAGTGAATGTGCAACCTGCGGCACTGGCTGCACTGCCCGTTATATTAATGCCCCAGCTACCTGAAGCAGCACCGCGAATAGCAGTTGCAACAGCACCAGGTGTTGTACGAACTAATTGGTTAGTTGTTGGATACATTGATGTTAATACTGTAGGAGTCTGTTCAGAAAGACCTGAACTTAGAATAATTTCACGAGCCGCAATATCACCCGCCGCATCTCTATAAGCAATAGTGTTTGCAGTAGGTGCTGTTGTTGGATTGTTAAATCCACTAATCGATGCAGCAGTACCGGTAACATTAATGCCCCAGTTTCCAGATGCACCTGTTCCTGTTAAAGTTGGTGAGTAAGTATTATAGTTAGCAGTTGTTAAAACTATATACCATGCACCCCATGTAGTATCAATACCACTACGAATACTTAAACGTGGTGGGCCAGATGCGTTTACCCCGCTCTGATTTCCGAATGCCAATTGATATGAAGAGTCTCCGGTACTTGCAGTCGTTCCTGTCCACGGCGCAAACGTCATAACACCAGCATAGTTTCCTACACCGTTGCCTGTGCCAGCTCCAACAAAATCCCAATTTACAGTTCTTGTAAAAGTATTTGGAAGTCTATCAGAAAGATCTCTTGGACCATCGTTGAAAACTATTCTTAATGCATTCGTGGCGCTGCCAGCACTTCCGGATATACTACCGGTGATAGTGTTAGTAACAGTTAAACCATTTAAGTTAGAAGTACTAGCAGCATCAACATAAAATGCAGTGTTGGCACTATCGTAAAAGATAGGCGCACGCAAGGATACCGAGGCTTCAGCATATCCGGCTGGATATACATAAAGAGTAGCTGTATTATAAGCAGATCCGATAAAATGATAGCTAAACCCGTCACCGCTACCAAGAGCACCAAAACCACCATGATTTGTTCCGCCAGATCCTAAAAAGGATAACTGAGTAGCCCAACCACCAGCATCTCCTTTAATTGATATCGATCCATTATTACCGTTAACAGTAACAGGACGAGCAGTGCCAAACGTACCAGTATCAGCAGTTGTTAATGCATTTAAGTTAGAAGTACTGGCGGCATCGATATAAAATGCAGTGTTAGCGCTATCATAGAAGATAGGTGCCTGCATACTGGTAGTTGCTATTAAAGAACCGCCGCCTGTTAGTCTAAGTTGGTTAGTATTGTTAAATCTAAACTGTAGTTCTTCGCCGGAATCGTCACCCCAACCAATAACAGAGTGATAGTTTGTACCACCGTCATATGTTACAAGACCAAAGAATGCGCCATCAGAATTCTTTCTGATATTCAGACCATAACCACCAGTAATATAACTTGGAAATGAATTATCTACTTCTGAGTTTGAAGTTTCACCAATAAAGAATTCTGTATCCCAACCTGCTCCGCTTCCACTATCCAGTCTCTTTGAGCGAATATCACCATTGATGTTTAATGAAATAGTAGGAGTAACAGGATTGCTTTGTAGATCTAAATAATATGTTGTATCTGCACTATCGTAGAAGATCGGCGCGCGAAATGATCCAGCCACGGAAGACACACCGTCACTGTTTGAAAGAACAGCATCTCTATAAGATGAGTATGCAGTACCACTTGCATGTGTTTGTTGGTAGATTCGCATACCAATTGCGCTTTTGTTAAACAATACTAGATTGTCATTACCACCCGATCCATCAATATAACTACGTAAGTGTAAGTAATCTGCATATGGAGTATCGCCATTATTATTAAATGCAGTAAAACCAAAGTTCATTCTACCGGCACCGAGCGCAGTCGGCTCAATAACTCTATCATCTATTGATGGTAAAAAGTTAGCAACAGAACCGGTGAAACCGATATCACCTTTAGAACCGGTGAAACCTATAACAGTTGATGCTGATCCAGTAAATCCTATGATACCTTGCGAACCAGTGAAACCGATATCACCTTTGGATCCTGTGTAACCTATAACAGTTGATGCCGACCCCGTGAAACCAATATCGCCTTTGGATCCAGTAAAACCAATATCACCTTTAGATCCAGTATAACCGACAACAGTTGATGCTGATCCAGTAAAACCAATATCACCTTTAGATCCAGTATATCCTATAACCGTGGATGCTGAACCGGTAAATCCTATGTCACCTTTAGATCCGGTGTATCCTATGTCGCCTTTAGATCCGGTGTATCCTATAACCGTGGATGCTGAACCGGTAAATCCTATGTCACCTTTTGACCCTGTAAAACCGATATCACCTTTAGATCCGGTGTATCCTATAACCGTGGATGCTGAACCGGTAAATCCTATGTCACCTTGCGAACCAGTATAGCCAAGAGATCCTGTATAACCAATAATACCTTGTGAACCGGTGAATCCTTGGCTGCCTGTAAATCCGATGATACCTTGGCTGCCTGTAAATCCGATGATACCCTGACTTCCGGTGAAACCTCTTGAACCGGTATAACCTTGATCACCGCGGTTTCCAGTCACAACAAACGAAACAACAACATTTGTAGCATTAGCAAGAGGAGTAGTATTACCAGAAACATACGCTACAGGAATGTCAAAGTGATTACCATGATCGATATGTGTGCCGGTGATATTAAAAATTGTAAAATTGGCAGAATTAGCTTCTTCGCTAAATTTAATAGAACCTTTAATATCTGATGTAGAGTCGTCGATTGTCTGAATAAATGCAGTCAAGTCGGTGTCATTTCTATCAACAGTAGAAATGCCCATGATCGTTGCTTGCACGAAGTTTGTGTTTGTTAGTAGAACATAACCATCTTCGATTTCTTCAATAAAGATGTCAGTAGACCATTTGTAATAAAACGATGCACCACCAAATTCACCAGGTTCACCCTTGTCACCTCTTGATCCGGCAAATCCTACCCCAGATCCCCAATAGATTCCAGTTCCATTTGAAAGCAAAGCTTGCCCTGCTGATCCAACGTAGCCGTTCGCAACGAGATTCTTCAGAGAAACAGGATTTAAATAATGTACTGTATCTTTAGACATTCGATAGGACTACCAATTCAGTATTCGAGAGGACGCTTGACATATATGCAAATTCAGAAGGAATAGATGCAAATACGGCGTTAGCAATATTCTTATTAAAAGTACTTGTAGACGTAACCACTGCATTACCATTTCGGCTTGCAATAATTCCATTTGCATTATAACTCAATGCAATCTTATTTGTTACTTGTTGTGCACCACAGTTAACGGTATTTATGAAGATGTTATTTGATCCGTCAACAAAGACTCGGTTGTTTGCAGTGCTTGAATTCAGACTAAGTAATGTATTGCCGGCAGCAACTGCATTCCATTTGATATAGATCGAACCTTCGTCTTGATTGTAAGTATGGAATGGCACATACTCTTTTACTTCAAAACTTTCGATATAAAGTCGGTTGTTGATATCACCGAACCCAGCTGAAACATGAACTGTGTTTGTAGTCGGAGCAAAGATTACAGAGAACGCCGCCTCTGTTGCCGTAGCAATGTAACCGCCATAGTCATTATCACCAAAGTTTGTGCCGACCTCGATGCGTGAAGGTCCGGTGTCTCTGTCTTCAAGTTGAGTAGAGTAGTTTTGATCTGCTGTATAGTATGCATTGCCGGTAAGAATGTATCTTCTTCCTGGAGACACAGAGATCTCTTCAGTCTGACAATTGTCTTTTTGACCAGACGATATGATTGTATTGGATGCAATAATACTACCGTTTATAGCTGTCCAATTAGTAAGAAGATTATTCTTTGATTTGATAGGACCCATTACGCCTGCAGTAACATAAGCATTTGCATGCGCAAACTGATTGTTGTTTGCTTGACGAATACTGATATTGTTTGCACCACTAAAATAAATGCCAAGACCTTCTTCAGTCTGGATGTTTCTACCAGATAATGTATTCTCTGAGTAAAGGTTAGACGTAACCACCTGACGATCAATTGTAAATGATGATGGTATCACAGTTGGAGTAACGTTGACAATACCAACATTATTTGCAATTGATACTATCAGTTCGAGTGGTATAACTCCGTTTGCTGCAAGAGCAATTTGTTGTTCAGACACGGTGATACCATTATGATTCACGTCCAGCGTGGTGTACCATGAGGTATTACCAGCTGTGACGTGAACCTTATAGTTAATGATCTTCTCGGTCGGAAGATCGAACGTATCAATCGTCTGAGATGATGTGTTAGTTGTGACTATCATCTGGCTTTCAACATTTCAATTTCAGCGCTAAGTTCCTTGATGGCTTCAACAAGAAGTGGAACGATACGCTCGTAATCCACTGTTAGATATCCGTGACCAATAGGAGCATCTGTTACAACTTCTGGTAGAACTGCATGCAATTCTTGAGCAGAAACACCTACTTCTCTCTTAGGCTTGTATCCAAACTTTTGTGCAGTCTCGTTTGCTTCATAATAAAAACCATTCAGCCTGCGGACCTTATCGACTGCATTAGTGATATTTCCGAACTTGGTTTTCAGTCTATCATCAGAGTAGTATGCAATAATATTACCAGCAGCGCGAATAGAGTCGCCAGTTGTACTTAGATCGGCGTAGAAAGCGGTATTATCATTGTCATAGAACAGTGGTGATCTTGCAGATCCTGCAAACTGTGTATATCCAAAATCAAACGATGTAAACGAACCGTTCCAATACCAGATCCAACCGCGGCTGTTATCATGTACACCTACGTTATCGCCAGTTGTCGACATGAACACGTGGCGGGAACCGATACCGTAGCCATACCAACCGTTTCGGCCAGGACCGTATGTTGTTACGTTACCATAACTGTTGCTTCCGGAGTCAGATGTCCAGATTCCCCGACCATATGTTTCGTTTAACCATCCAGTATCGTTCTGTGAACGGAACCAGTTGTTTGCGAATATCAAATTGAACTGGCTGTTGCCATTAGGATTTGCGTAGTATCCTGTGTCGTTGTAGTCGTAGAAAATAGGCGAGCGCATATCTGAGATAGCGCGCATACTAGCATCGACTGTTGCATACATACTTCCATTAACGATAAGCATTAAACCATGAGATGAGAGGCTTGCTGCTGGACCACCAGCTGATGGATATGAAAACCAAAGACCATAAGCACCGGACAAGCTAGTACCATCAGCATTGCCCTTATAGGCATCGCCCATTGCATATACACACTGGAAGCGTGTTGATGCATATAGACCCACAACACCATGACCGTAGTTTTGGTTAAAGTAGTGCCAACCGTTCTGTTGTGATGTAGCCCAATAGGAAGTATTATTGAGGTCCATGTAATAGCCGGTGTTGTCATTATCATAGAAAATAGGAGCACGGAAATCGGAGGTTGCAAATCCAGTTCCATGCACATGTAGTCTGTGTGAAGCGCTATCGCTACCTACACCAAAATTGCCTTTACTCCAAATGTTGTTTTCGCTATACCAGTTAAGGTACATTGC